CATATGGTGTAGGTGATGGTTCAACAACTTTTAATCTTCCCGACCTAAGAGGTCGTGCAGTTGCAGGCTTGGACAACATGGGTGGTACTGATGCTGGTCGTTTAAGCACTGCCAACACTTTAGGTACAACGACTGGTGCGGAAACTGTTACTTTAACTTCTGCACAGTCTGGTGTTCCTGCTCACTCCCACGCCAACACTGTAACAAACAACGCAGTTACAAGCGGTTCTCAATCCGCAGACCACTCACATACTTTTTCAACAGGTGGTATTTCAGCCAATCATACACACGGTTATGGTTATGCTTTTATTGGTTATGCTGGCGGAGGAAACTTTGGTGCTGTTGTAAACAACGGCGGAACTAACGCTACAACTGGAACTGTCAGTTCCGACCACTCTCACTCTGGAACAACTAGCGGAATGAATGTTAGCCACACGCACTCTGTCACCAGTAATGTGTCTATTAGCAACGCAAATAACACTGCTGCTAACGCCGCTTCAGCAACCAACATTATGCAACCAACAATGACAATCAACTACATTATATTAGCAGGAGCATAACAATGAAAATCTATCTACATAATCGTTTGATTGAAACAGGAAGTGGTATAGTAACCGCAGATACACCATTAGAACACTTTTTAGTCATGAAACAGATACGCAATGAATTGCTGTCATTTTCTGATTGGACTCAAATACCCGATTGTCGGCTTGACGAAGATACGAAAAGAGATTGGCGAGAGTGGAGACAGTATCTTAGAGACATAACTACATTGCCTGTAGATGATTTTACCGAGGAGTTCTACGAACTAAATGAGCCACCACTTGTCGGGAAACCGAGTTGGTGGATTCTGGCGTACGGAGTTGCAATTCTTCCGCAAGAAATAGGACATGAGCATGGACCCAACGAAGAACCGCACTCACACTGATATGACCGAAGCAATAGATGAAGCAGTCTGGTGGATGGATGATTTAGAATACGCAATCTGGCTAAATGAACAACTAGGAGAATAATATGGCAAAGACATCAAAACACTACCTACCAAGCGGAAAAGAATACACGGGAGCAACGCACAAGATGAACGGTCAAGTTCACACTGGTGCTAAGCACTCTGCTTCAAGCAAGGTTCTCAAACACACCAAGCCAAAGAAACCGTAATGGCTGAACCATACACTAACCCTGCTTTACGCAATAGAATTAAAGCCCGTATTACCGCAGGCACCAAGGGTGGTGCTTCGGGTCAATGGTCAGCCCGTAAAGCCCAGATGGTTTCACAGGCGTACAAGGCTGCGGGTGGTGGCTACACGGGTAGCAAAACTGCGGCACAATCAAGTCTAAAAAAATGGGGCAAAGAAGATTGGGGAACTAAGTCGGGTAAACCATCTACTGTTGGACCTAAGGCCACTGGAGAGCGATACCTACCCAAGAAAGCTAGGGCAGCATTGTCATCAAAAGAGTACGCAGCAACTAGCAAAACAAAGCGTGAGGGTACAGCAGCAGGAAAACAATTTGTTGCACAACCTAAAAAAATTGCACAAAAAACCAAGAGGTATCGATAATGGCAAAGTCAGCCGCATGGCAACGAAAAGAAGGCAAGAACCCCAAGGGCGGATTAAACGCCAAGGGTCGTGCGTCATACAAGAAGCAAACGGGTGGCACATTAAAACCACCTGTCTCAGCGAAACAAGCATCTAAATCCCCCAAGTCCGCAGCTCGACGTAAGTCGTTCTGCGCTCGCATGGGGGGTATGCCAGGACCAGCAAAGAAGCCCAATGGGAAGCCAACCCGCAAAACACTGGCATTGCGCAAGTGGGACTGCTAAGACGGAACAAAGTGACTGTATATAGATGAGTAATTACAATTTTGCTACTGCCGCTGGGAAAAGGCGTAACGCCGCGTCCCAATACGGAGCTTCAGCGGCGTCCTCCGCCTATAGTAGATTCTTGTCTCAGCAACGTGGAACACGCCAAGTACAAGACATGACGGATGCTCAAAACAAATATATTCCACAGATGGCCAATAGTTACTCACAACGAAACTTGGCTGGCCCAGGAATCAATAGCGGCATATACCGTCAAGCATTGACGGATTATGCCACAAAACAAAACCGAGCCTTCGGAGAGCAAACAGCGGCGTACAACGCTGAACAGAGTCAATTTGACACCACGGAGGCGGGTCTATATGCGGACTACAAAAACCAAATGAATGACATCGAGGACGAATACCAAACTGGCCAAACCCACACCGCTGCGACATTGGCGCAGTTTAAGAAATACCTAACCTAGGAACAGAAGCATGTCACACAATCCTATATGGCATAAAGAAAAAAAACTTGGCATCAAAGTTGGCACAGTAGCCAACCCTGCCCCCAGCGCTAACGAAGCCGCTTTTGCTAGACGCCCCGTTGATGGACAAGCAGGTGTTCCATCAATGAACGCTGCCGTAGATTCATCTACGTCACAAAAGAAAGACACAACAGATAGAGCAACTGCAGATTTTTATAAGTGGCTTGCATCTCAGGGTAATAGTCCAACTAGTGGCAGTGGCAGTGGTGGTGGTAGCGCAGCTACACCACAGAACACGTATTTAGAGGAGATTGCTCGCAGAAACGCTGCAGCTTTACAGAGTGGTTCTTACATGAACCCATACAACAACATACAAGGCGACTACGACAAGCAATACGCTACACAAGGTTCAATGGCTCAGAGCAATTACGACACTAACTTGGCCACATCAAATAAAATGTATGACGATTTAACAGCCATACTTGGTGGTCAAAACACAACTGCACAAGGGTCAATCAATAGCGACTACGACAAGCTTGACGCTTTCTTTGCGGCAAACTCTGTAAATCCATACGCAAATTTACAAGCAACAAATACTGTTGCCCCTGACCAACTGATTTCTTTTTTGCAAAACAATGGAGCAAATACACAAAGTGTTAATGATGAAATAAACGCCAATACAGCAAACAACACCCAAGCCGCAGCACGCATGCAAGACATCATGAAGATACTAAGCGCTAGTCAAGCAGCTTCAAACACTGGATATCGCACTGATGCCGCTTCTAGAAGAACAGAAGATTTAGGCACACTCGCAGAAAATAATGCTTTATACGGAAGTGAAGTTAGCAAAGGAAAGACTGCCTCAAAAGCTGGACTAGATGAAGCTTTGAGAAAAACAAAAGAGGACTATCTTGCCAAGTATACAGAAAATACGACGGAAAATAAAAAAGCAGGAGAAACCGCCAGACAAAATATTGTTGACCAACAGACAGAACTTGGCATTGGTGGCGTAGATGTTACAAAGGTAGAAAAGACTGTTAAAACAAAGGCAAACGACAAGACGTTCTTGGCCAAGATGAACAAAGATTTTAAACAAAACTGGAAAACACTAGCTGAGTATTACAACGCCAAGGGTGTAAAGGGAATGGCCTCTAAGGAGAAGCGCGTAGAACGTCGCAAGAGTTACAAGGGTTAGGGTTTATGTCACAAGCTAGCATTTTAAAGATGATTCAAGAGGCAACAAAGCCTCAAAAAGCGGCAGCAGCTCCAAAGCTTAGCGCCGCAGATAAGCGAAAGCTGTACTACCTTGGTCTTCTTGACGAAGAAAGTCTGCAACAATATCTTGGTCAATACGACCAAGATAATGGCATGGAAGACAATCTTAATTTGCGCAAGGCAAAATTAAAAGGTGGAGACACGGCCATTGTAATCGACGATTTTTTAAAAAAAATTGACGAGGGCGTAGGTTATGAAGAAGCCAGCGCACGTATACAAGAAGAAATGGACAAAGGCACCTATACCTTAAGCATAGACGAAAAGGAAGAACTTGACAAAGTTTTGTTGGATGTTGTTGCCAAGCAACAACAGTTTGACATTCAGGCTCCACAGAGAAGAACAGATGCCTATAAGTCGTTGGGCCTTCCAGAGCTTGGTCTTCTTGAACAATACATGGGAAGGTCAACGTTGGATAGTCTTCCACAACGAAACGCTGGTATTTCTCCAGAGATGCAAAAACTAGAACAGTTAAAGCAACAGTACACAAACTCTCAGCAGTCTTATGAAAAACAAAAGCCCTCACAGAATCAAAAAATGGGTATTAACATGGGAATTTATAGCGCTTTAGTTGCAGCAGGTTTAGTTGCTGCCGCGCCCATAACTGGTGGTGCATCATTGAGCGGACTTGCAACATTGGGGGCAGTAATACCATCCGCCATTGCATCTGGTTTTATGGGAAACAATGTTGGAAATAATATTTCCGAAGGCAAGTACCTAAGGTCGGATAAGTACAAGAATTGGTTAACGCAAAACAACGCAAACAAGCAAAAGGTTCTTGATGTTGGTGGACAGATGAAAGATGAAACAACCAGACAAGGCAAGCTTGACGATTTGTACAACAAAACAATGATGGACCTTCTTAAGAAAAACAAAGTACCCAACGTGTCTCAGTATGAGATTCAACGTCAAATGTTAATGAACCGCATTAGGAATCAATAATGGCCGAGTTACCTCCACGTCAAAACCCCCTTGATAGACCAGAGGGGTATAGCGCTATAAAGCCAAAGAAGCAACAGCAGCAGCAAGCTGCACCAACTAACTTTATTGGCAAAGTTGCCACTAGTGGTCCTGGAAAGATTCTTCTTAGTGGTCTTGCAAAGCTTGAACCGCTGATGGTACCAAAGAATATAGTTCAATCAACATTGAAAGAAGTGTCAGACCTTGCAAGCGGCAAAGGTTTTTCTACACAAGATTGGAACAAACAAAGAGCACATGGTACTGGTCCAATATTTAAAACTGGCAATAAGTGGGTAGATAGACTCGGCGGTCTTACGGTTGACGTTGGACTTGACCCGCTTATGTTTTTACACCTTGGTAAAGTACATAGCATTAGCGCTCTTGAAAGAGCAGCAAGTGGTGCCCGCTTTGTCGCAGCGGGTGGAGATGTTGCAAAGGGAGCAAAGATAGCACAAAGAGGTTCTTACTTTTTAACTGATGCAGAACGCGCTCTTGCTGGATACAGCAAGGCGGGTGTTTATTTTATGGGTGCCAGAATCGCTGGGACAGCAAAGGTTGGTAGGGCTGGAGAACAGACTTTTGCTGGCCTAAGAATGCTGATGGGGCGAGGAAAACTTGGAGAGATGGCTAAAGCTGCCTTTAGCCCCGAGCAGGTCAAGGCGGCAAGAACCGCCTTGCGCTTAGGTAAATTTCCAAACGACGAGGCTGCTGCACATGCTTTAGCAGTAATGAATTCGCCCGCCAAAGGACGTGCTGTTGAAAAAATAAACGTAGATTTGACTAGACAAGAATTTGACGGAATTAGAAACCAACAAGGGGAAGCGTTAAAAAACTTTGATGGAACAGTGCACAGAGTATTGGAAAATCCAGAGCTTGTTGTTTCCCCACAAGAACAAGGTCTTGCCAACGTTCTTAGAAATCAACTTAAATCAATGCATGAACGTCTTGCGGCTGCAGGTGAACAACTATACGCAACGTTTAAGCTTGGAGAAATTCAGAACTACTTTCCCCATGTTCCAACCAGAGAAGGTTTTAAAGAAATACGAACAAACGCAAAACTAACAAAAATTCTTAAAATTACTGACAACGATTGGAAAACTCCAGGGTCATTTCTTCCACGACAATTAAAAAAAGATGAAACTTTTTTTGATTACGTATTAAAAGAAACAGATTTAACTGTTGAAAGATTAAATCAAATAGCACGTGATGGTGGATTTAAGGGAGACTTTTTTGAGACATCTGTAACAAAAGTATTAGATACTTATGCGGGAAACTACTCAAAACAAATGGGCAAATTTGCACAATTTGATTACTTGAAAAAAACGGGTGCAGTTGACTACATTACGAGTGCTTTTGCTCCATCTAATGCGGCAATAAAAATTGGGAAAGACCGTTTCAATGCTGCTGCTACTTCTGTAAAAGAACGTGAAAATGCAGTTTCAGCTGTAAATGCCCAAATTTCGGAACTTACAGCAAGAAATATTGACGCAGAAATTGCAAATACAGTGGGCGAAATTGGCAGAATTGATGCACGCGCTGCTGGCGATGCACTACTATTAAAAAAAGTTGAAGAAGCAAGAGCCGCTCTTGTAAAAGAAAATGAACATTTTTCTGGACTGTTTGATGTTGATGGCTCTCCAAGAGATGCAGAGTTGCTTCAGCTTTATGATGTGAGGGCGCAATTGGGTCAAAAATTGCAAGCAGTACAAGACGACCTAGACCAAATGGCAGAGCTTATTGGCAATTCAATGAATGAGTCACATGTTGCAACTGCTGAGTTAGGTGCTAGAGAAAACTTTTTAAAGACCTTGGAAGATTTAAACGCAGGGCTCGAGACAAAATCTGCCGAGTTAAACTCTTTCATAGATACAGCAACTGCTGGAAAAGAACTTTTTGATGCCCATTTAATAAATATATTAAATGGCGAAACTTTGATAAATGTTCCAGAGGAGCTTCGACAAGCAGTAAGGGATATAAAAACTGGACAAAAAACAGTTGGGGCACAAACAAAAGCATTAACCAAAAAAGAGACAGCAGCATTAAACGCTGAAAGAAAAAAGAACAATATGCTTTCTATTTGGTGGCAAGGCATAACAAAGGAATTTCCACTTAGTCAAACGCGCGTTACCAACATGACAACCGTAGAGATGCAAGCCAGAATGGCCGTAGCAGCACAGGGACACTCTACCCTCATAGACCTTCAAACTACTTCAGCTGCACTGCTTCATCGAATTGATATGTCATACACCATGACTTCTGCTGAAGGCGTTGCAACAAAGTTGGCCATGCCTAAAGAAATTCAATCTCTCTATGACCAATTGGTTGTAGAAATGGAAAAAACATATAAGATTAAAAAAAACCTAAATAAGCATTTGACCGCTAGACAACGAACTAATCTTACAAATAAGACCGCAAGAAAACAATCAGTCATAGAGGCCATGGAGATAGGGTTGTATGGCGAAAAAGATTCGGTGGCAGTTTACAGCAAAAGAATAGAAGAAATAGACATACAGCTTGACCGCTTTAATCAAAGCGGTGGAGTAAAAAACAGAAAGCAACAGCTGCTAAGTTCTAAAGAGACAAACCAAGAGTATTATAATCAATTATTAAGTGAAAAAAAAGACTTACTTGATAAAATTGACGAAATAGAAACACGAAGATTCCATTTTGGTTCGGGTGCTGCTGAAGAAGTTTTTAGCATTCGTGGCGGCAATACGCTTCCTAGTTCAAAATCAACAAGACACTTACTTGCAAAAACAAAAGGGAACAACCCAAGAGCAGTTGGTTCTCTTGAAGACTTAAAAGCTTCATTAGAAGAAAACATAGTAAAACTTGCGTACAAAGAAGAAGGAACGGTTGGGTCGACCAACGCCAAACTAAAAGAAATGGGCCTGTATGTTCAAGTAACAAAAGAACAAGCCAGAAAACAATCAGAGGTTATTGAAAGACTATTTGTTATTTCTGAAACCTTTAGAAGAGCAACCCAAGTACAAGATGTTCTTTTAGAAAAAGGCATTGTGATGGACGAGAAAGCGTTTAATTATATTTTTTCTTACATTGTTGGACAACGACATGCTGTTTGGAATGGAAGAAAGGCAACCATTGAAGCTGCAAATGAACAGTTTGGTTCATTGGTAGCCTCCTTTAACGCGGCTGTTGAGGCTGGGACAGACGAGTCATGGAAGGCTTTTGCAAACGTTAGAAAAACTTTGCTGGAAAGTTCTGACACTGACTTAACAAAGGTGGTTGGCAGAGGAGCTTCTGTCAATACTCAAAACGAAGGACAGGTATTCCTTAAAGAGTTTGAAGATATACAAAGCGTAAGACAACAAGCAAGCCGAAGAAATCGTCCTACAGAAGCTTATGGAAGACTAGCAGGGGCAGAAGCGGGCGAAAAGGTTGCACCTACAAATGCTCGGGCATTTGAAGAAACTGCAGCTAACTATGACGTCATGATATCTGGTCCAGGTGGTGACCAAGCGGTATTGACTAGCACTAGGGAACTGCGCCTCAGATACGAACAAGCAAACAAAGATTTAGTTGAATGGTACAACGACGTTGCTGGAAAACTGCCTGGACAAAAAGTTGGAGAAACAGGGAAACTTTCTCCTATAAAAATACAAAAACCACAACTAGATGCAATAAAAAAACTTTTGTCAAAGGGTAGCTATTATACAGAACTTCCAACACAGCAGACGGCACAAAACTTAATTAACATTTTGGGAGATGCATTAAAATCAGAAAAAGAACTTGCAAGTAAAATGTCAAGATTTTTTACAGACGCTCTTGATACACAGGCAAGCGCTCGCGGTGTTATGCGGGGAGAAGCACAAGATACTCCACTTTCTCATTCTTGGTTCATGCAAAGTTACGCAGAAAAAATGGACGCTCTTATGATGGGGAAAGAAGGACGACCCGTAATTACTGCAAACAATGCAGACCTTGAACCTAAAAGAGCCGACTATGAAGACACCGTAGATGGCTGGATTGCATACAAAAACGACCGCAATGATTGGATAACAAATCCAGAAACAAGTACTTCGCGCGACATTGGAGCTCTTGAATTAAAAGAAAGAGTTAAAAGTGCCCCCTCAAGAACAGTGGATGCAGAAAATCGGGCAGACCAACTTCTAATAGAACTAGAAGCTTCACGTGGAAATAAGCCGTTAAAAAAGGGAGAGAAAAGAATCCCCGAAGGACTTGACCAAAAAGTTATCAAGGAAAGACAAGCCGCCAATAGAGCCCTTAGAAAATTTGAGAGCAACCCCGAATATGATATGGCTGTCGCAGCGGCAAAGAAGAAAGAAGCACTGGCAAAGTATGCTGATTATTCACTTGATGATGTTAACCAAGTAATACAAGAAGCTAATTTTCCTGTCAATCCATTTAGTCCAGAAGAGTGGGACTCTATGTTTATTGGACAAGTTTCAATTAGGAAAATAAAAATTGTTAAAGACGAGCTGGCTGTTCTTGATGAAGAAATTAGGGCACTGCAAATTAAAAAAGCTGGGTATAAACAAGCCGCACGACAAAGTCAAATTGAAGAACAGATTGCGGTAAAGCTTAATTTCCGTACAGAGCGAGCTCGCATGCTTGAGTCTATGCAAAAAATATACTCTAATGAAAAAATAAAATCATCGGCAAGCGACAAGTTTGCCAAAACATTAGAGATTCTTAAAGAAACTGAACAAATTGCAACGCCAGTTTTAAGTAAACGAAGAGTGATAAAGCCCAATTCTTCTAAAGTTCAGACTGAGCAAAGACTTCAATCTCTTGAGTTTAACTGGTCACAAAGTGCAGAAAAAAGATTACTGGATGAGCACGCTATATTGTGGAACAACACGCCCGCTACCAACACTAGAGGATTGGCTGAAAGATACGCGTCAGCGCGTAAAGAAATACTAGACATTGCTACACAAAAAGAAAAAGACCTTACAAATATCGCAACAAAGACTGAGCAAGCGCAGTCTTTGTTCCAAGATGTAACAAATAGAATCGATGAAAGTGCAGTCGCTGGGACAGGTGGAATGCCAAAGGCTGGAGCAAGCATTCCGTCAACTCCTGAAGATTTGCAAGACGCCGCACTAGGACTTTCAAGAGCAGCTAACAGAATCAATACCATAGAGGACCAACGACTTGCAAGCGTGGTGACAAATAATTCTCTTTCTGAAGAAGTTAAGCTGGCGCGTCAAGAATTAAGAAGAGTAAAGAAAAGTCTTAATAATAATCCACAAGCAATTGCCGCAGCCAAAGAAAGAGTTGCAGAAGCTACCGCTAAAGTAGAGTTGGCAAAGAAACAAGGTGAGCGTCTGTTAAAGGGTGCGCAGATGCTTGATGATATTAAAAATGGCAAGCTAGAAAAGATATCTGTAAATGGAAAAGACCTTAGAGGTTCTTTAGAAAAAAATCTTGAATCCGTTGAAAAGAAGATACGACTTAAAACCGAAGCAAATGCCAAGCCAGTAGATAAGGCACAAAAAAGATTAGATGAGGCCATAGAAACGTATGGACCAAATTTTGCAGATTCTTATTATGCGCAATACGACCAATTTGCCAACAAGCCAATTCTGGAAGAAAAACTTCTTGTTCTTAAAGAATTAAAAACTGGTCTTGGGCCAAGAAATGCCGAGACAAAAGCGCAAGTAGACAAACTCATTAAAGATATTGAAGAGTTAATTACAACAACTGGCAGAACCGACTCTTCAGATGCGGGGGCAATGTTGCTTAGGTCCCTTGAGACACAAAGAATTGGTGCAGAATATCATCTTGCCTTCTCAAAAGGAAATCTATTCAGAGAAGAAGCTACACTCAAGGCAATCAAAGAGGGCGTTGGCGGAGATATGGTTGGAGTTTTGAAAGAAGGTTGGGTTCGACTAGGGTACCCACCTGATGAAGAAATGGAAGCGCTTAAACAGCTGACAGACAAACAGCGAAAAGCCTTGGGGGTCATGAAACCCAAAAAAACAACCAGTAATGATAGAATGGCTGACCTTGGGCTTCCTGGACTGCAGGCCCCACAAGATGTTGTTGACTCGTTTCAAAGTGTTCTCCGAAACTTCTCAACAAAGCAAGGAACCAATGATGTCTTTGACTTCTTGGGTGGTTACACACGCTTCTTCAAAGCTTATGCAACCTTAACCCCTGGATTCCACGTTCGCAACGCAATGTCAAACGGCTTTGCAATGTTAAGCGCTGATGCAAATATTAAAAACCTAAAAGATGGTTTGGTCTTGTGGAAGAGATACAGAGACAACCCAAAGACGTGGTTAGAGGGACTAAGTCCTAAGCAGGCCAGAGACGCGCAAGCAGCCCTAGAGGCTTCATTCTCTACGGGTAGTGGACGGACTAAGGACATGTTGGCGGGGGTTGGACAAGGCAAACTGACAGATAACAGAGCACTTCGTTTCAGTCAACGAGTGGGAGAACGAGTAGAGGGTTCCTCTAGATTTATGTTGTCTTATGATGGTATTATTAAGGGCATGGACTCTGGCCAAGCTGGCGCAAGAGTAACAAAGTATCTGTTTGACTACTCCAATCCAAGCATGATTGACGAAAAGTTAAGAAACATTGTTCCGTTCTGGACGTGGATGAGCCGCAACTTGCCGTTGCAGTTGGTTAACAGATGGACAAATCCAAGAGCGTACGTTGCATACGAGAACTTCGTAAAGAGCGTATCGCAAGACTCTAGCAACGACGCGGTTCCACAGTACATGCGTGAAGCTGGCGCATTTAAAATAGCTAATGGACTGTTCTTACAGCCAGACTTGGGATTCAACCGAGTTCAACAAACCGTTACTGAGGCGGGCGACCCTACCAGACTTCTAAGTTACGTTAACCCAGCGCTTAGATTGATTCCAGAGTTGGCAGGCAATAGAAAGTACTACAACAATCAGCCTTTCTCACAGAAGCCACAAGAGTTAAAAGGGGTTAACGCCTTGTTGGCTCCTTTCTTGCAGATGGCTGGCATGACAAGTACTGGAGCCAACGGCTCGCAGTACGTACCAGACAAGACACAGTACGCAATAAGAAACTTGCTACCAACGTTTGCACAAGGAGAAAGACTGTTCCCAAGCACTGAGGGCGGGAACCAAAAGAGGGCTTCAAGCTGGGCCACATGGATGGGACTCCCAATAAAGGAATTGACTCCTGCCATGGAAAAGTCCGAGAATCTTCGGCGTAAGCAACTAGACTCTGACATTAGAGCACGCAGAAAGAACCTAGGATATTAGGGAACGAAAGGTATATACAGTATGAAGATTACCCCACAAATCAAAGCAATGGCCGCATCATACGCCCGCACCGCTGTCTCAGCGGCGCTTGCCGTATGGATGACGGGCAATCATGACGTGAGCGCAATTGGTGTAGCGGCAGCTACGGCAGTTCTGGGCCCACTCCTTAGGTACCTAAACAAGAACGACAGCGCGTTCGGCCTAACAAATGGCTAGGAAGTACACTGGGACAACGGACGGCATCTCGGACGGAAGACGAGGCGGCCTCGAGGCGATGCAAAAGACCTTGATGTATCTGTTCAACGCAAAGGACTTGGGGACTTGGGTTGTGCGCAACGTGCGCAACAACGCCAATCCACCACAGCTGAGCGTTCACGCAACGGGACGTGCGGCGGATATTCAACCAAAGACTGACGCT